GAATTTACTATAATTATAATTGATGAGTGTCACTTAGTTAGCCCTGATGAAGACACAATGTATCGCAGATTTATTTCCGCTATGCCTCAAGCTATTGTTGTAGGCTTTACAGCTACTCCATTTAGACTAGGCATGGGCTACATATATGGTAATAGTCCTGATGTTATGTTTCATGACTTGGTATTAGATTGGTGTACTGAAGATAAGTTCAATCAGCTAATAAAAGAAGGCTATCTTTGTCCACTTACTACTAAGCGTACACAGCTGGAGATGGACACTAGTGGCATTAAGCTTATAGGCGGTGACTTTAATGAGTCAATGCTATCTAATAGATTTGATAGAGAAAATGTAACAAACGAAGCAATAAAAGAAATAATGTCTGCTGGTGTTAACAGAAAGAAGTGGCTAGTGTTTGCTATAGACATTAAGCATGCAGAGCACATAGCGGAAATGTTAATACGCAATGGCATACCAACTGCTGTAGTTCACTCTAAAATGGGTGATTATGGATTTGACAGAGATATAGTTTTACAAAAATCAAAAGACAATATTTATAAATGCATAGTTAATGTTAACATTCTTACAACAGGTTATGATGACCCTGAGATTGATTTAATAGCTATGCTAAGACCTACTTGTTCACCTGTCTTACATGTACAGACTTTTGGTAGAGGTTCTAGAATATCACCTAGTAAAGAAAATTGCCTTATATTGGACTTTGCTGGTAACACTGCTAGGCTTGGACCAATTAATAATGTATTAGTTAAGAAAGCCAAGAAGCTTGGAGAGGACGGTGAGCCAATAACTAAAACATGCCCTAACTGTAATTCTATATTAGCACCAGCTGTTAGAATATGCCCTGACTGTAGCCATGAATTTACATTTGAGCATAACCTTAACTCTAACGCTTGTAACTTGGATGTAATTGAAGATGGTAATGATCATTGGGTTCCAGTTAGCCAGGTTCTGTATGATAGGAATATGAAGATAGGCAGGCCATCAAGCGTAACAGTTACATATATGTGTGGACATAAGAAAGTTACAGAACACGTATGTATAGAACATAAAGGTTTTGCTAAGCACAAAGCAGACCATTGGCTAAAGTTTAGAGGTGGTATTCCCTGTGATACTGTTGAAGAGTTTATGAAGCAAGCAGACTTGCTGCAAACCCCAACAGAAATTCTCGTAAAAAAGAAGGGTAAATATTACGAGATAAAAGATTCAACTTTTTAACCTATAAAGCTTTACTTAGAAGCCGTTTTACGATACTATTATATTTAGTTACTTAGTAACTTTTTTAAAATTCTACCTAAACAATCTGGAGTAATAAAATGTCTGAAGAAAATACTGTAAAAGCTGATGAATTAGAAGTAGCAATCCGCGAAGCCTTTGATGCATCTAATGATGAAGCCAAAAGCGAAGATGAAATCAAAATGGATATGATTGCAGCTGGCGCTACGTTTAAAAACGTAACACGTTTATTCAATCAGTTTATGATTGACGCTGGTTTAGCAGTTTCCAAAGATGAGAAAAACGAAATTGTAGAAAGCACTTTAGAAGGTCGTGACTTCTCAACTGAAGAAGGCTTGCAAGATGCCACTGATGCCCTTATGGATGCACTAGTAGGCTCTACAGAGCGTTCTGCTTCTAGCCTAGTTCGTGGCTATGCTAAGAAAAACGATTTGGAAGTTTACACTAAGCCAAAAAGCGCAGGTAAAGCTGGTTTTGCTACTAAGTTTTATGACTACTTAATTGCTAATCCTAAAGCAACCAAAGAAGATGTAACCGCTTTTGTTAACGGCACTGATGGGAATGATGAGACTTCTGCAAACGTACAGAAGCACCTTTCCCACTACCTTAACATTTTTGACTTGGTTGCCAAAATCAGAACAGCTTAATGTAAACTTTGGGGTTGTTAATTCAACCCCTTTTTTTTTGAATACTGAATACTTAAACACTTAATCAATTAAAATATAAAGAGGTTATCATGATCATAATAGGGTCAGGTATGTCTGGTTTATTAGCTGCTCAATACTTTCGTTCTCACGAAAGTGTTTCTGTGCTTGAAAAACAACCAGCATTACCTAACAATCACAAAGCACTTTTAAGGTTCAGAACAGACGCTGTTTCTACTCTTACTGGCATTGACTTCAAAAAAGTAAAAGTTAGCAAGGGTGTAATCGTAGATAATGCTATACGTAAAGAAACTAATCTTGCCATTAATAATCAATACTCTCAAAAAGTATTAGGTTGTATCAGGAATAGGTCTATTGGTAGTTTAGATGACTGTATCCGCTACATTGCTCCAGAGGACTTTATAGACAGGCTTTCAAGAGGTGTTAAAGTAGAGTATAACTCAAACGCTTTACAACTAATAACAAGCCATAAAGCAGCTGTTGACTATGGTGCTGAGTTATCTGAATACGAGCCAATTATTTCTACCATGCCAGTTATGGCTCTAGCTAAGATGCTAGATTATGACTTAGGTATTAAATTAGAAAGCAAGCCTATTTGGACCAAGAAAGTAAAGTTTAATGGATTAGATATTGATGTATATCAAACCATCTATAATCCTCAAAGCGGAGACTTCTACAGAGCTTCTATTACTGGCGATACTTTGATTATTGAATATTCTGAAGACCCTAATGATTTGTTAACAGATTTTGATTATTATGAAAGAGTAATGCACATGTTTGGCATTAACATATATAATACATCAGTTCAAATAGTTAATGGACATCAGAAGCATGGTAAGCTTATTGAGTGTCCTATTAATGCTGTTAAGAAGTTTATATCTTATGCATCTAGCAAGTATGGCATATACAGCCTAGGTCGATGGGGTACTCATAGGCAGATACTTATGGATGATGTTGTAGATGACATTAAAGTCATTCACAGCTTAATTAAAAACGATAATTACAAGGGTGTAATATAATGAAAGTAACATTAATTGATTACAATCAAAACGCTGTAGATAAGTTAATATTCTGCAAAAGCACTAGGCTTCAAATGTCAGCTAATAAGTTTGAAGATATTAAAAACATGTCCGCTTTGGAAAAGGAAAAAGAGCTTGAGTACATATCTAACACTATCAAATCTTCTTGGGAGTTTTTAGATTACACATTTATGATAGAAGGTGTTACTCGTGCATTTACTCATCAGTTTGTACGTAACAGACAAGGTAGTTATGCTCAGCAGACTATGCGTATTCTAAATGTATCTGGCTTTGACTATGTAACTGGTCCAAGCATAGAAAGTGATCCTATGTGTAATGCTATTTATAAAGATGTTATGAGCACTATACAAGCTGGCTATGATGAGCTAATTAAACTAGGTGCAAATATAGAAGATGCTAGAGGTTTGCTACCTACCAATATTTGTACTAACATAGTAGTTAAATATAACTTACGCACTTTGTCTGAGTTATTGGCTTCACGCTCCAGCCCTCGTACACAGGGTGAGTTTAGAGAAGTTATTGAGCTTATGTATAATGAACTTATCAGTGTACACCCTTGGCTAGATATGTTTTTACATAATGAGAAATATCACGCTGCTAAAAAGTTAGATGGCTGGATACGTTCAGATTACGAAGGCACTGACAACTACCTTCATTTATTAAAACTTGTAGATATATTAAGGAAGTAACATGAGTAAACAAATAGCAGTAGATTTTGACGGAGTGTTAGCAGAGTATCATGGCTTTGAAGGGGATTTTAAGTTTGGTAAGCCTGTTCAAAAAATGATAGACTTTGCCAAGTCTCTTATAGATAGTGGTAATGAAGTAGTTATATTTACAGCTAGAGCTACAACTACTGATATCAGAATAGCTATCCAAAACTGGGATATAGAGGCAGGCTTACCACCTTTAGAAGTAACCAATATAAAGCGGAAAGAGTTTCATGTTTTTTACGATGACAGAGCATATCATGTTTTAAAGAACACTGGTACAATACTAACTGGCTTTGATAATAATGCATCTAAAACAAAAGAGTCTTTATCAACTCAAGTAGATGGTAATCACTATTCAAAAATGAAAATACAACCTATTGAGTTTGCCCATGCTAATAAGCTAGGTGCTATAGAAGCTGCTGTGCTTAAATATATATGCAGGCATGGCAATAAGAATGGTAAAGTAGATTTAGAAAAAGCAAAACACTTAATTGACATATTAATAGACTTGGAGTACAATGTATGATAACTGTAATTTTTGATACTGAAACAACTGGCTTAATTAAGCCTCAAGCAACTCAAATGAAAGAGCAACCTTACATTACTGAGATATTCTGTCTTAAAGTATCTCACAGCAGAAATGGTGACTTTGAGATAATGGATGAGTTTGAATCACTATGTAAAGTACCTGTTCCGCTGTCTCCTGAGATAACTAGAATTACTGGCTTACAAGATTCAGACTTAGCTAATGCTCCAACCTTTGGAGAGATACAACCTAAGCTATCTAAGTTCTTTACAGGTGTACACAATGTTGTAGCTCATAACCTGGCTTTCGACAGAAGTATGTTAGCTAATGAATTAGTACGTTGTGGTAAAGTGCTAAACTTCCCTTGGCCAGCTAATCATATATGTACAGTAGAGCGCACCATGCATATAGAACAGCGTAGAATGAGCCTTACTAGATTGCACGAGCATTTGTTTAACCAATCATTCACTGACGCTCACAGAGCTAAGAATGACGTTATGCCTTTGTATCGTTGCTTTAAGCATTTAGTAGAAACAAAGGAATTAGTAATATGATTCACCTAGCACTTCAGACAGAGTTCTCTTTCAAGAAGTGTTTCTTTCCTATTGAAAACATAAACCAATATGTTGTAGATGGTTGTGTAGGTATTGCTGACCTTAATAATACTTATGGTCACATACCTTTGTTTAAACAGGCTAAGAAACATGGCTTTAAACCTATCTATGGTGTAAGGCTTCATGTGCTTCCTGATGAGTCTAAGCAGCGCGTTTGTAACACTTCATGGATATTTATAGCTAAGAATAATGAAGGCCTACAGGAGCTGTATGCACTTGTAGGTAAAGCTTATGATCAGTTCTATTACATTCCTAAATTGTTTGAGTCTGATATATCTAGCACAAGTGAAAACATTATAATTATTGCTACTCATAAGTCTTGGGTTACTGTAGACTATCAGGCTGTAGGTCAAGGTTACTATGCTAATTCATTCTCTGACCCTATAGCAATAGATAACAATAACTTTGCTAAGGTAGAAGATGAAGAAGTGTATCAACTATTAGCTGGAGCTAGGAAGCAAGGAAGCGGATATTCATTCAACTTCTTAGACCAGACATACCCTCAACACATACTTAGCCAAGTAGAATTTATTACTGAGTATAAAGACACCCTTGCTATTAAACATACTAAGGTTGTTGCTAACGAGTGTAATGCTAATATAGAACCTGCTACTATGGTTAAGTTTAAAGGTAGCAAAGACTTATTCAAAGCTATGAATATAGACAAG